AATGCATCTTGTGGATCGACGCGAGAAGTTGGCACTTTAAGAGCTCTATAAAGCTCTTTGTTGAAATACATCAGATCAGAAAGCTCACCTAAATTAGCACCACCAGGTAATTGTTCAACTTTTGTACCTTCTGATCCTTGTCTTTTTGCAAACCAGAAAGCGTCGAGCATTGATTGTGGTGTAAATTTCTTAGCTATATCACCGCTATTGATATCGTATGTTTTTGAAGACCAATATTGGTGGCTCAATCTTCTAAGGTGAGCTTCAGCTTTAGGTGGTGACATGGTACCTACGTCTACGTTAAATACAAGACGTTCTGGTGCTCTGACAAGTCTGTAAATTATAATAGCGTCTTCAATTAGAGAAAGTTGTCTATATGCTTGTCTAGCATTTTCCAAGAACGGTAAAATGATTGTTTTATCTTCGTTAAATACACCTGAATTGATGTACACTATTTGGTTTTCATTTAACGGTATGAAATCGTATCGTTCAATTTTTGCTGGATTGGTGGGGTCGAATATAGGTTTCTTATAGATGAAACCTTTTATCAACATATTTTGAATGTTGTTGTATACAGGATCTATTAATTCTGCTGGTACATTTATTGCACCTAACACGCCACTATCTGGATACTCTTGGTGTATGATAAGTTCAAAAAAGATTTCTCCTTCTACTATGAATTGTCTAAAATATTGCCATCCGCGATTCTTTAAGTCGAAGTGCTGTATATAGTTTTCTAACTCCTCTTCAATCGTCTCTTTTTGCGCTCTTTCTAAATCAAGCTCATTAATATTCAACTTAACGATTCTTCCTTTATCGTCGATGTTAATGAATTCATCGCAGATCTCATCTAGTGCATCAACCACTTTTGAATAAGCTGCCATCACTCTATAGTCGCGTAAACGAGCTCCTTTATCACCCTGAACGCTCGCATACATCACATCAGCAAACGTTTTGTCTCTCTCAATTATACCTAAATCAAGATTGTTATATTCTGTATTAGAAGATACAGAGTGTTTAGCTAGCAATTCAGGTCTACGTGTACCTGCATCGCGGAAAATGTCATATTTTGGGTTGTTCGAATCTTCAGGGTGTATAAATTGCAGATTATACGGCAATCTATTCTGTATATAAGCCATCATAGACCTTCCAAAGGTCTGCTGATTTTGATTACCCTGTGAGTAGTTTCTCTGCGGTGCTGAGGCCATTGTTATTATTTACAAAATTTCACACTATATTCAATCATAAAAGAAACCTGATTCTGCCCAAAACATGGTTGTTTGATTACTCGTTGTGTCCCATCCTGCTTGATTGTAGAATATTAAACTAAAATTTTCCCCTGAAAGTGAGAATCTAGATATATTAATATCAACTATATTATTACTTAAAACACTATAATCATCAACATTTAATATGGTACCCGATACAGGGCCATAATATGTCGACTGTAAAGATGTTAATGGACCGTATAAGCTCGTATCTGCAGCGCTAAGAATAATGTAATCTAGCCTATTAAAGTTATAACCGTATATTGTAAGTTTTCTTGTATTATCACCTGTAAACACTATACCACTATCAAGTTCGATATTAACACTTGATGTAGAATAAAATATGTTTGTAACAGATGGAGTACCTGACAACGAAACAGTATCTTTACCCTGTACACCAGCAGGATATGTTGATAGAGTATATGTCTCACCACTGAGGTAGTAATATGCAGACGTGTCAACTATTTTTTGACTTATAGCGTAAAAATTAGCATCTATAAAATAGATAGGTTTAACATCTTCAACATGTTCAGGATATATCCATGAATCTAATACAAAGCTCGTATCACCTATACGTCTAAATTTCTCTGCATATGTCAAATCAACAGGTGTAGCTATATTTAGCGTTCCATTCCATGTAGCTTTAGTTCTAACTTCTAAATCATAAGATGGTCCTATGTCTGTAGGAACTTTCGTTGATAGTATAATATATGGATTAAAATATGCTATAAAATTGGAAGCAATTTGTTCAAGATCTAACTGATAACCAGCAAGTATTGACATTTCAAGGCTTATACGTACTGGTACAGGTGTTCTGTGTCTAGTTATTGAGCCAGGTGTATTAAATTGCGCATTATTGTAATAAAAGCTATCATGCTTGTTGAAGACACGTTCTGAGGTTCTCTGTACATCAGTAGCGTTTATAGCTATAATTGGTAATGTTAGATTTTGTGATTTGTTCACAATATCATACATTACCCGATCCTTTTGAGCAAATACATACTTAGCCGAGATTTTTTCTTTTACTTCTCGTTCATTAGTATACCTATTAATCACACAACCATCTATAGCAGACACAAATTGCGTGATTACATCTTTAATTTCCCAATAAAACGGTTGCTGCTTGATAACGATACCTCCCACACATATTTATTAGGATGTAAAGGTATCAATGAAACCTGTCTAAGAAATGCTTGGGTATTCTTGATTTATTCATCTTTATAGCGTCAGTTATAGCTCCATCTAAAATGTAGGTAACACATTCATCATCAACCGATCTAACACCTCGACCACATGATTGTATAACCGTAGCTAACATTTTATTCTGATACCACCTCTTATCCATTTCAAACATCTTTTTAATTCTAATATCTCCTAGCGGTGGATAGGGTGCTTTTATTATTATTTGAAACTTAGCTAAATCACCTTTTAAGTCAACACCATGAGACATAGATGGACTCACCAACACTGTAGGTCTAGATGTATTATTATGTATATCTAGTATATGTTCATTAGATACACCCTCTTCACGATACAGAAAGCGATTATCCATAATAAAATGATTTCTCACCGCTTGTGTTATTTTGTTTGAGTGAGTATGGATTATACCTTTATCATTTTTATGCGTTCTACACAATTCTTCTATTTGTTTTATAATATTGTGTAGAACGCTGTCTATATTCTTGTAATTTAATTTATATTTTGTACTGCAGTATATAGGTGATTTTACTGCTTCAAACGGTGAGTCAACTTCGATATATTTGTAGTTATCTATACCTAGAACCTTGCAATAGTTATCAGGGTCTATGATAGTAGCTGACATTAATATAATTTTCTTACCATGTGAAAAGATGTATTTTGACAGTTCATTAACTTTGAGAGGAATAAACTTAACACCAGTCTCGTGCTTTTCAATCTGATATTCGCTACTATAAAATGTATCTGCTAACGTTTGTAATGATCCATGATAGCTCTGCAAAACAAGCAGCCACTTTTTGTATCTCGTGAGAAGTATCTTACTTATATCTTTCTTGCTACATTCTTCTGTAAGACCTTTAATTCTTTCATATACATCTACTATTAATTTGCTACACCAGCGTTCATATTTTCCATAACCTTCTAATGGCAACGGGTCAATGTTCACACCTAACTTTTTTAGAATCTTAAAATTTAACTCGCATGTGAAGTGTTTAACTAACTCATCTTCTAACTCTGCAGCCTCATCACATATTATATATTCACGTTGTTTGACATGGTCTGGTAGGCTAAAAAACATTTTATAGTTTAGTGAGCATGTCTTTGAAGATAGAGTATTAGCTCTTGCATTGAAGTATGGACATACTTTTTCCGCTATACACTTTTCTTGTAATTTTTTAGTTATTAAGCATGGTGCGACGTCACATGTACATTCGTCATCGACAACGCAAGTATAATTGCTTTTACCTTTAAGCATCTGCACATCCTTGAACAAAGTTGTGTATTGATCTTGTAAGCTTTTAGTAATAGTTAAAACTATACTACCAAACGATGGCTGCTCTAAACAATCAGATTCATATCTATAACCGCCATCTTTATCTTTTTTAAATGCTAAGTTTGTTTGTATTAATTTGACAAACTCTTTAGAAGGTGCAGGTGCAGAATTAGATACCGTTTTCGCTATATGTGATTTTCCTGAACCTGTGGGTGCAGATATTACTATAAACTTATAACCTTCTGTGAATGCTTGCTCTATATTGCGGAGAACTTTTTCTTGTTGCGCGTTAGGTGTATAATTCTCTGGAAAGTATTTTAATAGATTTTCTATCATCAATTAATTATAATATACTCGAGAGAGGTTTCAATATCATAATTCCATCATATGTAGGTAGACATTTATCTTTGTTTAATGTCTTTATTCTATAGTATGTTTCAACATCATTTTGTGTAAAACATGATAAGTGATAGTTGAATACGCAGTTACCATTCTCGGTGTATATTTTGAACGGGTAAAGAACATCGTAAGTTTTAATATCACCTGAGTCTGTTTGTAAAGTGAATTTGATAAAGTATTGTTTAAAATTGAACAATTTCAATTTACCACGTCTTACAACTTTATCATTGATAGTAAACTCGATAGGTTGTAACAAATATAATTGTAGATATTGAGTTAAGAAGTTCATGAGTTCATAAAGTTTATTTTATCACCTGCAGTCATTGGATATAATGTTTTATCGAAATACTGCCAGAATTCGCTTACAGGTATTTCTTCTATAATATGACATTCTTCCATACTGACGTTTCTGTAATCTTGCATTAATATGTCCCACACGATGACTAAATTGTCTACCATAGGATTCGCTGTTGAATTGTATCTAGGCAGTCTATAGTTCAACTTAACTCTGCCATTAGTAGAATTAAGTAAATCATAACTCTTTGTGCATATCATCCTTCTTGTGATTGGCCTACCATCTCTCGTTGGTTTGCGCCTAGTAAATCTGATATCACACACATTTGATTTGAGTTTTTCTTCAAGCTGTGTCCGTGTTACCTTCATCTTTCATCTTACATTTGCCAAAGAGTCTATCTTCGTTTAAGAATATACCAAATTTGACACTATATTCTTTACCGTCTTTTATTACAGGCATTCTAGAAACTGAAAGACCCTTATCATTAGGAAACATAACAATATCACCTGGTGCAGTGTATTGTACTTTAGGTCCAGCTAATATAACTCTACCTTTACGCCAGGCCTTGGTGACAGAGTTTACAGGTACTACAATACCATTACGTATTATACCGTCTCCATCGCTGGTAAGGTCTATGTATTCAATGAGAAGAATATCATCGTATATGAAGCTCATTATAAATTCATCTCCACCAAAATCACCTTGCGAGTGTGTTGTAAGGTCGATGAGATGTGCTTCCGGAATTAAATGATCAATATCTAATGGCATGCACTTACTTATTGTAGTGCGCCTAAGGTATCAACATAATTTTTTGCTTCTCGTGTTGATATTTCAAATCGATTAGCTAGAAGTTTGATTGTTATCTCTTTCTCTTCGTCAGCTTTCTTTTTCGTTGGAGCTTTTTCCTTCTTAATATACTGTATACGTTTTGTCTTTAATTTAGGTATAACAGTGTTAAAAAAGTTGTAGCCGACCTGTTTATCATTAAATTGATGACCTAGCCTGTTAAGTTCGTTAGCGAGTTCTACAGTCGAAGGATCATAGAATGACAACATTCTATTTGTCATAAATGGTACATACAACTCTTCAATAGACGCTTTGTCTACAGGCTTTTTAAACAGTATTCCGTTTATAACATCATAGATTGTCATACTAAGATCTTAGTAGTAGCTACAAAAATATCACCAACTATTTCATAGAAACAAGCTTCTACATCATCCATAAATTGTTCTGTATTCTGTATTTTTGTAGAATATGCGAAATCAGGTGCTTGATCACCAGCTATAATATTAATACCTGTATGTCCTAAAGCAGCTCCATCTTTTACACAAGCAATACTAACACTTGCTTTTTTACCGTCGATCATAATATCATCACCGTCTACAACAAATGACTGTGCGATGATATACTTTTGAAGAATATTAGCTATATTAACGTTAAACAATCTTTGAAATGCTACAGATCCGAAAATGTCAATTCCTGGGATCTCCCAGCAAAAATTGAATGCCCAATCACTGTGAATGAAATCATTATTGAGTTTATCTTCTAAATCTATTAAATTGTCTGTAACCTTCATAGGCGCTACAAACGACACAATATTGCCCGTTGCCATGACATTCTTTTTGAAGAACTTGTATGCAAAACGGTTATGTAT